GGCCGCTGCGGCGGGCACGTCGCCGCCCTGGCCCACGGCGGTCCGGAACGCGTTCATATCGAAGTTTGGATCGATCTTGCGGCCGGGCGGGTTGCAGATCTCCTTGTGGCCGACCACCCGGCTGATCGACAGCCGGTAGTAACCGGCCAGGCACGCGCACAGCCGGGCGTAGGCGTCGTACTGGCCCTTGGGCCACGGATCCACCCCGGTGGCCTCGGCCTCGATGCCGATCGCCGAGTTGTTGTCCTGCCAGGACTGCAGGGTGTCGCCCGCGTGGTACGCGATGCCCGCGGCGACCAGGTAGACCTGACCGGAGCGGGACAGGTAGAGGTTGCACAGCGGGCCCGGCAGGTCAGACCGGCCATAGACCACGGTGTTGAGGCTCGGCGTGTCGCCGGTCGGCGGCCCGGCCGTGTGGTGGCAGGCCACCCCCTCTACCGGCCCGGGGGTGCCGTGCCCGTAGCCCTTCCAGTTGTTGTATCCGATCTTGACGACCAAGCCGGAACCTTCCAGCGCGCGGTCAAGATCACTCCACATGGGCATGAGTCAACATCCTTATCAGTGGGCCGTCCCGCCCTGCCGGGTGGCAGCGTCGTGCGCGTCGGCGTGGTACTGGCAGAGCAGGCGATGCTCCCGGACGATGATCCCGTCGGTGGGCAGCGGGTTGTGCGGCGGGACGGGATCGAGCGGCCGGTCGGCCGGGGCCAGGTTCGCGCAGTTAAAGCACATGTTGACGGGTGCGGTCATGGGGCTACCTTTCGCTAGTTGCGCAGCCAGGTCAGTCGGATGTGAGTGGACTGGCCGATCGGGTCGGTGTTGCGCACCGCGGGCCCACTGATGTAGCCGTAGGCGCAGAACACGGTGCCGGTACCGAACCGGCGGATGCACGAGCAGGACGCCCCGACGTTGTAACAGCCGCCGGTGGTCTGCGGCCCGGCCTGGGATCCGGGGTCATTGAACTGCTCGGCGAACCGGAATGCCGCGGTGTTGTCCAGCCCGATGTAGAGCCCGCTGGACTGGCCGTCGGTGATGCCGGTATAGCGCACCCCGGCCTCAATGTTCCACACCCCGTCCCGGTTGATCCGGAACGCACCGAACGGGGTCGCGCCGATGGTGCTGGTCAGCGGCGTGACGTCCGGGCAGCTGGTGGCCACCACCGGGAACCCCAACGGCCGGTCGGTGGTGATCGGCAAGGTCTGCAGCGCGCTCTGGTAGTACTCCGCTTCGTGCACGTTCCACAGGTTGCGGGCAATCGCGGAGTTGACCACCGACGTGGCGTTGGCCAACAGGTTGAGCGTGGCCAGTAGCAGCGAGCCCGCCGGTTGTGCGGGCGGCACCGGGGAGGCCGCGGGTGTCCCGGCCAGTACGGTGATCTTGGGCGCGTAGAGCGTACCCGAGTAGTCGCCGTCGTCCACCGACAGCAACACCAGGTCCGCCCGGGGCAGCGTGGAGACCGGCGACACGTTGACCGTCAGCGTGGCATCGTTCATCACCGCGTAGCCGCCGCCGTCGCTGGCCGGGGTGGGGCACACCGCGCGGCCCGGGGACACCGAGACGGTCATGTTGGGGGTGGCCTGCGCGCTGACCGCATACCCGGAGAAGATCTTGCCCACGCCGGACAGCGGGTCGGACGAGTAGTCCAACAACATCCCGGACAGCATCCGATCATCGAGCGCGTTGTACGACCCGGTCTGCAGGTAAAGAGCCTTGAGAGTCATTGATCTTCCTAAGGTCCGGCAATCTGCTGACGGCAGATCCAATCGTCCACGGTGTAATTCCACGGGATCGTCGTGCCCGAACCGTCCGTCGGCGGCGATCCGGTCACCTTGAGGTAGACCCCGAGGTCCACCGCCACGTTGGAGAACGCGGCCGAAGTGGTGCCGCTGATCGGGGTCATGGCGTTCGCCCCGAGGTTGACCGTCGCCACGTCCACGTCGGTGACCGTGCCGCCCGCGTTCTTCCACCAGACCCCGAGCTTGGCCGTGGCGGGCACCGTGCACAGCGCGGCCACGCTGGCGTTCCATTTGACGTTCCCACCGGACACCCCGGCCCCGAGCGAGCGCACCTCCGAGGACAGCCCGGTGATGGTGATGCCGGTGGTCTTCCAGTAGGTGCCGCGCAGCTGCACGTCGTAGGGCCGGGCGTAGCCATAGAACGTGTTGTTGTTGGTCGGCCCCGGGCCCAACTCCAGGCCGCGGAACGTGCCGTCCCGGATCCGGTCGGCCACCCCGCCGATGGCGATCAGGCTGACCGACTGGCTCATGTAACGGCCCGGCCAGTCCTGGCGAGTCAGATCGGGAAAGCTGTTGGTCAGCGGTCCGGCCGCGCCGGTGGCCGGTGGGGTGGCGATGGTGTGCGCGCCGACCACCGCGGTGCCGCCCTCGGACCAGAACCAATGCTCCCAGTAGATCAGCGCGTCGAGCCATTCCCAGTCGCCCGGGACGGTCCCGACCGCGCCGGAGAATCCGGCCGGGTCGAACCACATGTAGGACCGGTGGTTGCCCTCCACGGCATCGAAGTAGCCCTGATACATGTGGTCGGGCGAGGGCGGCACGTGGTAGCTGTTGTCGCCGTTGTAGGAGCGCCAGGCGTACGGCGCGAGGTTGAATGAGTTTTTCACCCGGTTGACCACCGGCGTGGACGCGGTGTGCGACATCCGGTAGGACCACTGGCCCGAGATCGCGCCGGACCCGGTGACCAGCGCGCCCTGCGTGGTGGCCGACCAGCCGTCCAGGCGTTGGCCCTCATAGCCGGGGTTGGGCAGCAAGTTGGGCCCATAGACCAGCGCGGTGGTGCCCGCGGCCGGGCGCGCGGTGGCGGCCAGTCGGCGCTCTGCGGTGGACAACCGTTCCTCGGTGCGGTTGAGCCATTCGGCCAGGTCCAAGGACCGGGCGACCCGGGTCATATGCGCCTCCTCACGGCACCGGAATGATCACTGTGCCGTCCAGCAGTGCGGGCACCATGGTGATCGTCACGGTGTCCATCTGTCCGGCTTCCACCGCGATCTCGTACAGGAAGATCGAGGCGACGATGACCCACGCAATGCGAAGGAAGCCGAACACGACCCCGTGCAGCGCGGCGTAGCCGGCCAGGGGAACGGGCATGCCGAACACAGTGATCGCGACGGCGACGGCCACGACTGCGCCTGCGACGGCTGCGACCCAGACCCGCTGGCGCAGCGCCACCAGCACGAAGAAGAGGGTCACGACCGGCAGCGCCGCGACGGCGGTCGA